GAAATTCTTTTTTTGTTGGTAGAAAAAATTACGGGGTGCAGGAATGACAGACAAGGAACGCAAGGAAAGAGAAAAAAAGCGGTTAGAAATTGCATACCAAGAAAACGGATTTGATAAAAGGGGTTTACCGGTTGACGAAGGTCAGGAAATGACAACCGCCGATCCTGCGAACGTGGAACGGATGGAAGACGGCGGAAAGATAACCGCACAAGAGATTATATCACGCATTGAAGACGTAAAAGAATCATTTGAAGTCTCTAACGGGGTTACAAATTGGCGGAAAGAATCGCCATCTATGTTTTCCGCCTTTTGTATGCAAGTTGGCAAGCAAGTATTTGACAACGGAAAGAAAAATCTTTTAAAGGTTAAGCAGGAAAAAAGAGATTATGTTATTCCTTGCCCTTATGATGTGGAATATCTAAAGTCTTTATATGAATACTACACCTACTTATGCGGTGTGTGTGATGTGCCGATAAGGGTTTATGACTTTGCGACTTTCTGCGGTATGAAACAACAAGTGATATATGATAAAGGACGGGAGCTAACCTCGTCAGTGCGTGACTTATTTTTAAAAATTGGGCAAGATAACGAAAATTCCTTGGAATCCGTCGGAATAGGTGGCAAGCGAAATAGCCTTGTAATTATGGCAAGTTTAAATCACAGGCACGGGTGGAATAAAGACACGATACAAGAAACAACTCAAGAAAAGGCGGTAACGTGTCAGGAATTGCCTAAACTCGGCATAAATACTGAAAATGGCGGTATATAAAAGATATATTTTATTTACTTTCTATTGTTTTGGGTCTGCGGTAACGGGGGCAGGGGTAGTCCCCTAAAGAGCTGCACGAGAACCGGGGCGGGGTTGCCCCCACGAAAAGTTTAAAAAACATTGTTTGTCCCACAAAAAGAAAATCAAAATTCAGAGCGAATAAAATTGTTTGTCCCACAAAATAACGGAGAGAAAACAAAATGGAAAATAATTCTGTCCCACAAAAATACACAGAAGAGTATATAGGCCGTAAGAATAACTATTTAACGGTAATAGGAATTACGCACGATGAAAAGACCGGGAAGAAGAGATTTATATGTAAATGCGATTGCGGAGCGATAAAGAGGATTAAACCGACAAATTGGGCTAATGGAACTGTTAAGAGTTGTGGGTGCTACGCAAAGAGTTTGCATACCGATTTCATTCCAGACACGGATGAAGAAAAGAGATTGTGCAGAATACACGGCGGAATGATTCAAAGATGCTATAACAAGAATGCAAATGCTTATAAATATTATGGTGGAAGAGGAATAACTGTTTGTGACGAGTGGCTAAATAGCAGGAAATCATTTGTCGAGTGGGCTTTGGCGAATGGATATAGAAATGATCTGACGATAGACCGAATAAATGTAGACGGCAATTATGAACCAGAAAACTGTCGTTGGGCGGATATGAAAACTCAATGTGAGAATCGCAGGGCATACGACAGGAGTAGTTGCGGAAGAAAACCACGGATGATCTGGTGGTGCGGCGAATTTGTGGAATTAAAGGAATTATGTAAGCAATATGGAATAACGTTGCAGACGTATTACAATCGAAGAAAGAAAGGGTTAAATACGTTTCACGCACTTACAAAACGTCCAGAAAAGACGATAGGGTATTATCTCAAAGTAGAAGCTGATTATGAGGAATATAAGAAATGTCGAGAACGAGTATTGAGCCAAAAACTAGGTTTATAAAGCTCCGGCTTACAGAAGAACAGTATGAAGCCATTGATTGTGTAAATAAAGACAATCTATCCAAGACGATAAGAGAACTGATACAGATTGGGTTGGAGAATAGAGACAGATTGGTAGCCGTTAGTGACTATACGGCGAGCGAAAAAGATGTAGCCGAAATGTCGGCTATGGCAGAATGTTGCGGTATGACATACGAAAAAATGCTGCACGAGGTAAAGAATCTCTTGGAGAGCGGAGAGATAAAGTATGCAAACGGGATTCTATATACGGATGTGTGTCCGTTTGATTATAAAGAGTTGGTGAGGTTGTGCCAAGAGAAGAGGATTCCACCACAGGAAGCGGTAAAGAAACTGTGCCAGATGTTAGCAAGGGAGTAGAGAATGGAGAAAAGGGAGATACTAGCGAGTTTGGATGAAACATTGAGTGAGAATCTGAACCATAAGACGTATCAGAAAGTAATGGGAGATATACAACTCTTGATAGAGTGCTATAAGAAGGAGATATATGAGCAAGGACACGGAAGCGATAATAACGGCAATTAAGATGTTGCACGAAGAACATAAGGCGATGGTTCTATTGTTCGTTGCAAAAGAGAAAAGAGCCGGAATAGAGAAAGCCTTTGACGATTTTTGGGATAACACAGAAAGGATAATTGAGGGAATTTATGAAGATTAAGTTAGACGAAGGAGCATATAGACCGTATAGAGCTCACGAGACAGATGCAGGGATTGATTTAAGAAGTCCTGTGGACTTTACAATCTTTCCACACGATAGTGCGTTAGTAGATACAGGAGTACACGTAGAGCTGCCGAAGGGAACTTGCGGATTATTGGTAAGTAAGAGTGGATTAAATGTAAACCGAGACATTACGAGTACAGGACTAATTGATGAAGGATATACAGGATCAATCAAAGTGAAGTTGTATAAACACGGCTCTGTGCATCAGAAGTTTAGTGCAGGGGATAAGATAAGTCAGTTGGTAATCTTGCCTTGCTTGTATGAGGGTTTAGAGGAAGTAGAGTACATAGAAGGTGGAGAACGTGGGGAGAATGGATTCGGAAGTACAGGGGTGTAGTCTTACAGACGAGGAACTAAAGGATTTTAAAGATGGATATGGCGATACAACACCGTGCTTGGAGTATGGATGTTGTGAACTATGCCCGTATAGTGAAGAATAAAAAAGGAGACTACAGGGGTGTTTGTAAGAATAGATGATAATTTTGTAGTTAATACGGATAAAATCTGTTCCGTGGATATGTACCCGAAGGATGTCACGGTAATGAATCACTCCACAGGAGTACACACCGTGAATTACACGCAAGTTGCATTGCAGATAGTAGGATGTGACAGGGTTGAGTGGAGTTTTAGGAACGAAGAGGATGCAAAGGAGTTTTATAACAACATATTGCATCAGTTAGGGGTGAAAAATGAGGATTAAAGAACTAAAGGAAACGATTGAGCAAATGAGACAGACACACGAGTTTACTGACGATGCAATTATTAAGGTTTCACCTAGTCCGAGTGGCAGAACACTTGTAGAGATAGGAGTGTTTGAGGATGGAACGCAGATTATTCTATCAAGAGAGGTTGAGAGTTACAATCCTGTAACGGGTGAAGAAGAATGATTAAAGTGATAGCAACGGTATTGGATGTGATTTTGCTACTCATTATCGTGTGGTTTGGTGCGAAAGTCAAAGATACACCTTCAAAAGTGGGATTTGGCTTGATGGAATTGGCTTATGTATTGTCGATTTTGGGGATGTGGCTATGAAGAAAATCTATATTGTAACAACAGGAGAATATTCCGACTATCAGATAGTAGCTTGCTTTTCTAGTAAGGAAAAAGCAGAGAAATATAGTGCCGTTAAGAACGATTCTGAAAGGTGGAGTCCTTATTACGTAGAAGAATACGATGTTGATTCCGCAGATGTAGACGATAACATAAAAGTTAGATATATGTATCGTGCTTATTTCCGAAAAAACAGAGTGCCAAAAAGAATTGAAGTGGATTATTGCAACACGACAACAAGCGAAGCAGAGAGTAAAATGTCTTGCGGATGCTATAATTACACGGTTGAAATTGTGTTGGATAAGAAAAACAAGAGCAAGGCACAAAAGATTGCGGATGATATGTTGGCGAAATTTAAGGCGGAAAATATATGATGATTGAAGAGGAAATAAAGAAGAAGTCACAGATCATAGCCGAAATCCTTAAAAAAGGCTGTGACGTAGAACTACGGAAGTCAAAAGACGGGATAACGGTTCATAAGATAGACAGAAAGAAAGTTGGATAATGAATATTATATTGGGTGGTGGAAAAGGTAGGTTGAAATGGCAGATTTAAAGATATTTACGGACAATATAGAACAGAAAGCAAAGGAGCAGGTGGAAACCCTGTTAAATCAAGATGCTTTTAAAGATTGTAAAGTTCGTATTATGCCGGATGTTCATGCCGGAGCAGGATGTGTTATAGGCTTTACGGCAGATTTGGGTGATAAAGTTATTCCAAACATTGTTGGAGTAGATATTGGATGCGGTATGTCGGTTTCAGAGATAGGTTATATGGATATAGACTTTAAGAAACTTGATAATGTGATTTTTAAAAATGTACCAAGTGGTCGTGAGGTTGGAGAAATTGACGAAAGAGCCAAAAAACTTATTGATGATTTGATATGCAAAAACGAATTGAGAAATGTTGATTGGTTATCAAAATCTCTTGGTACACTTGGCGGTGGAAATCATTTTATAGAGATTGATATTTCAGAAAGCGGAATGAAATATCTTGTTATTCATTCTGGATCAAGAAATCTTGGAAAACAGGTTTGCGAGATATATCAGAAAAAGGCAATAGATAAACTGTTAGGAAAATACAAACAGAGAGAAGAAATACAAAAACTTATTGCTGAATATCGAGAAAATGGAAGAGAAAAGGAAATATCGGAAGGGATAAGTCAATTAAAGAAGAACATTTCTTCTGATATTCCAAAGGATTTATGTTATCTTGATGGAAAAGATAGACTTGATTATTTGCATGACATGGGAATATGTCAGGAATTTGCTATCGCAAACCGAAGAAAAATTCGTGATGTCATTGAGAATATGATGAATTGGACGGTAAGAGGTCATTTTGAGAGTATTCATAACTACATAGACTTTATTGATAACATTGTACGAAAAGGTTCTATTTCAGCAAGAAAAGGGCAAAGATTGATAATTCCAATGAATATGCGTGATGGTTGTATTATAGGTATTGGAAAAGGAAATTCTGATTGGAATTATTCTGCACCACACGGAGCAGGAAGAATTATGAGCCGTGGAATGGCAAGAAAAAATGTGACAATGGAAGAATATAAAGAATCAATGATTGGTATTTACACAACATCAGTAAACGAAAGCACAATAGATGAAAGTCCTATGGCATATAAGCCGATGGATGAAATTGTAAATAACATCAAAGATACAGTAGAAATTGAGCAGATTATAAAGCCAATTTACAACTTTAAAGCAGCTGAATAATATTTGGCACTCATAAGGTGGTTTGAGTGTAACAGTACAAAGCGGTGTACCTATTGGATAGGTATGCCGCTTTTTTATAGGGATTTTTATGGCAAGCGAGGATTTAATAAGAACAATCGCAGATTACGAGAAGTACCGTGAGAGACACGGGATAGACAATGACTTTATCAATGCCTATTTGCAAGCTGCACAGGTATCGTTCCAGACGGAAAAGGACATAGCCTACGGATTAGGGCTTACATCGAACCTAAAGAGGTATATCAGCGATTTTATTTACGAGAAAACCGAAGGTGGAACGTTTTGGCAACTAGAAAAGTATGCAAACGACAATAAAACCGAGTATGAAATCGTAAATATGATGTTTACGGTGTTCAAGTTGGAGTCGGAACATATTTTTGAGAGTTTTTTGTACTACGTGGAGCGAGATAGACGGTACGAGAAGAGGTTTTACGTGCCAAGGCGGAATACTCTAGGTGTAGTCATAAACGACCTACAGGAAATGGAAGTAGAAGATACCTTGGATGTGTATGGGTTGTCGTTACCTTCCCGTGTAGGCAAAACAACGATTATTGACTTCTTTATGGCTTGGATAGGGTTGAGACACCCGGATAGCCACAATGCCTACGGCGGACATTCGGGGCAATTAGCAAAAAGATTCTTCAAGGGTTTGGATAACATTATCGAAACACCAGATTATCGGTACGAAGAGTTATTTATGTATGCAAACCCAAGAATGAAGAAGGTAATTGAATCAAAGTCGAGTGATCCTGCGGAATACACAATCAACTTGGGAAAGCCGGATGAATTTGCAACGTTTACGTGCCGAGGAATAGACGGAACGTGGACGGGAGCGATTGACGTAAGCTCAAACGGATATTTGTGTGTAGACGATTTAGTTCGAGACAGAGAGCATTCATTATCACCGTCTCGAATGGAAAATACATACCAAGAGTATCAGAACAAGATGCTCGACCGAATGAATGACGGAGCAAAGAAGATTTTAGTAGGTACGTTATGGAGTACAAACGACCCGTTAAAGAGGGAAGAGAAACAAAACGAGAACAACCCACGGGCGAGATTCAGAAGAATCCCTGCATTAAACGAAGAAGGGGAAAGCAACTTCCAATACGAATTTAAGGGGTTCTCAACGCAATATTACGTTGATATGCGAGATCGTCTTGATAAGGCCGAGTGGATGGCAAAGTTTCAGCAGCAACCATTCGTTCGAGAGGGCTTAACGTTCCCTGTAGAGGAATTGAAACAATTTTATGGAGTAGTGCCAGATGAACATTGTAAAACAATAGCGGTTGTCGATTGTGCGTTTGGTGGTGGGGATTCACTTTCAATGCCAATAGCAAAGGAATTTGACAATAAAGATGTTTATATCTGTGGTTGGGTATTTGATAAGCGAAGCCCGGAGTTTACAGTACCAAGGATTGTAGATGCAATAGATAAATACGGGATTAACTTGATTTGGCTAGAGAAAAATAGTGGTGGACAGTTTATTGCGGAAAAAGTGAAACAGGAAATGTTTGCAAGAGGGATTTACGGGTGTCAATTAGAAATATATTCCGCACCTGTAAAGATGCACAAGGAAGAGAAGATAGTTGCGTATTCTGGATATGTAAGGTCGCACTTTTATTTCCTTCCAACTTGCAAAACTACAAGTGCAATAGATAGCGAACAAGAAGGATATCAAGCAAACGAGGATTATCGTAAGGCTATGGATGAACTCACTACATGGAGTGCCGAAGGTAAGAAACAACATGATGATGCACCGGATTCCATTTCATCCTTGGCTATGAGACTAGAAAACAGAATCAGAAACAGAAAAGCAAGTGTAAGTAGGAGTTGGATATGAAACAAATAAAACCTTGTCCTGTTGAAAAGTACACATTTATCCAATGTTGCTTTAAGGCAGCATCGGAACTTCTATCGAAAGAGGATTACGACAGTTTGAATCTTGTTCACGATGGATGGATGCCTACGGCGGTTGCAGCGAAGGAATGCAAGTTATCGCAACCAACATTTTCGTTACGAGCGAGACAATGGCTTATGCCAGACAAATACGGCAAGTTACCCGAAGAGTTTTTCGGTGATAGGGATTTATTTGATCCACCACCGCAGGATGATAAAGTGCCAATCATTTTTGATGATAAGAGACAGATGTTTGCATCAGAATTGCCAAAGTTAAGGGGTTAGGGATGAATAAAAGAGAGTTAAAGTTGGAAAAATACGGTATCAGCAACAAAAGATACAAGGAATTATGTGGATTCTGTGAACAGTACCCGGAATGGAAACGAGAATTAGAGAACTATTCGTTTATGAAGGGGATTGAATATTCGGATATGCCGAAAAGCCCGAATGTAGGACAATCAAAGCCTACGGAAGAAATGGCAATTAGAATCGAGAAGATTTTGAGTAATTGTATGCTGATAGAAGAAACGGCAAAAGCAGCTGACAAAGATATTTGGGAATTTTTGATCCGTTCTGCCTGCTATGAGGAAAGTATCAACTATTTACAAACCGTAAGGGGGTTGTATATCTCCAAAAGTGTGTTTTACAGAAAACGCAGATACTTCTTTTATCTTTTGGATTGTAGAAAGTGAAAAAATAGGGAAAAAAGGGACATACTTTTGTGGTTTTATAGTAGTGTGAGAAAACGGCAAGAAGTTTTCTTTTATCTCACCCCTCATTTTTTATAAAAAGAGACATCTAGGAAGGTGTCTCTTTTTTTGGTGTATTTATGAACGGAAGAAAAGAAATATATACAGACGTTTACGAGGTAAACGCAGACAATATCATAGGAATCGTAGAAAAGGCAATGGCGATTCACGAATCGAATGTTGCAAGAATGACTTTTCTTTTGAATTACGAAGAAGGTATTCAGCCTATTTCGAGAGAAAAGACTTATCGCCCGGACATTGATTGCAAGGCCGTAGATAACGTTGCAAACGAAGTAACCGAGTTCAAACTTGGATATAATTGGGGATTCCCGATTACATTAGTGCAACGTGGCGAAAGGGATAAAAAGAACCTTTTAACCGACTACGAAGGTGAATTACCGCCTATTTCAAAGGAAGCACAGGCAATTACGTTGTTAAACGAGTGCTACGATGCGGAAAATTCTAGTGCAAAAACACAAAAACTAGGAAGATTCGTAGAGATTTGCGGTGTTGGTTACACCTACGTTGATGTAAAAAAGGATTGGGTGGATGGAGATAGTTATTTCCAATACGAAGTATTAGACCCAAGATGTGCTTTTGTAATCAAATCATCCAGATACGTTGATAAACGTGTTATGGTTGGTGTTTCTTTCTACACGGATGAATTAGGACAGAAACACATCACGGCTATCACCAAGGATGCCTTTTACGAGTTGGATAAACTGTACCGAGTAAAAGCGGACGGTACGTTAAAGACAAATAAAAACGGCGATGTATTTGTAGATTGGAAGTTGGGAGATACCATCACAAAGAATACTTTGGGTATGATTCCGATTATCGAATACTTCCGTTCTTACGATAGAATGGGCTGCTTTGAACGTCAGATTTCAGAAATGGATAACCTTAACCTGCTGATTTCTGACTTTACAAATGATGTAGAGCAGAATACACAGGCGGTATGGCATACAAATGATGTAGACCTTACCGAAGTGGTTGAGGATGCAGAAGGAAACAAGGTAAAGAGTGAACATAAGCCAAAGTCTAACGAATGGGTGCATACATTCACAACACCAGACGGAAAGACCCCGTTTATTCACGCACTTACCATTGATTATGATTACAACGGTATGCTTTCCAATATCGCATCACGCAGAGCCTTAATCTTGCAGAAGTGTTACGTTCCACAGAGAACAGAGAACACGAATGGTGCAACAGGTATCGCAACAGGTGATGCTACGGGATGGAGTGCAGCTGAAACACAGGCTTGCAAGCAGGAAATGATTACAAACTCCTGCAAGAAGAATGAATTAAAGGTTGTTTTAGCAGCCATTAAAGCATCTACGAAAGTGCCGGAAGATAGTCCACTACAGGAAATTAAGTATTCCGACATTGAAATCAACATTAAACGTCAGAGAACTTATGAAATGACGGCAAAGATAAATGCTTATGCTACAGGAGTAAGTCACGGACTTGCCCCGGAACACTTGATTCGACAGATTAACTTCTTTGATGACCCACAACAAGTGGCAGAGGATTCAAAGCCGTACATTAAAAAGTATCTCGAAAGTACGTTTTCTGGAGACGAGCAGGAAACAAAGCCGGATTCATTTAAGTTGGATGGGGATAATTCAGATCAGATAGAAAATTCCCCGAATATGACGGTGTAGTATGAGAGAATTTGATGAATTTAATTATCTTTCAGAGTTTGACTTTGAAGATTATATGGACGAGTTCTTTGAACTTATGGATATACAAGACGAGCAAAAAGAGAAACGCAAGACGGTAGCAAGGGAAATGAGAAGTACCTTGCTACTTTTATTTGCACTCTGTTTGGTGACGTTAAAGAACGGTTACACGGATTATGCGTTCATCCTAACGATGTTTTACGACAACATCCACGATTTAGCCGTTAGATATTCCAGAGACGATGAATACATCCGTGAATATGCGGATAAGGTGGCAAATGACATCTTTTCAATTACGATGTTACACAACGACCCTGCAACGGAAGAAAACTATTATTTCTCTGATAAACGGGCAAGTATGATAGCCGTGAATGAAGCTAATTCCATTGTAAATTACGAGGAATTGGCAGAAGCCTACGAGAGTGGGGCTACGCATAAAACGTGGCACACAATGAGAGATAAGAAGGTTAGGAAGGAACATTCTTCTTTGGAAGGAAAGACAATTCCTCTGGAAGAGAAGTTCCACGTAGGAAATAGCAACCTTATGTTCCCAAGGGATGAAGTAAATTGTGATGATTTAGCGGATATTTCAAATTGCAGGTGTTCGCTGACATTCAGTTAGGAGTTGATTATGACTTTAAGACATTTATGTGAAGCTACAACAAATAATCTTTTAGTGACCGTAACCCGTGGCGGTGTAACCGTTGCAGAGTTTACACGTTCATCTTATTCAAGCATTGTGGCAAGCCTTTTAGATGTAACGGTTGTTTCCGTAACATTCGTATCATCTACGATTAACGGTTCATCATTGCTTGTAACTTTACAGGATGAACAGACACAAGAGCCAACAGAACCGTAAATTAGACACCTTAATGGTGTCTTTTTTATATATGGCAAGGAAAAGCCTAACCCCGTTAGAGAAAATGTAAAAACGCAAACGTACAGAGAAGTACGGGTAATAAAACGCAAAATTCAACTTGCAGAGAAGCAAGTAAAAAAACACGAAAGGACAATTCTATGAAGAGAAAGTTATTACGTTACGACTTGCAGACTTTTGCAGAGGACAACGGCGGTGGAGAAGATGGCACACAGGCTACCGAAGGTACTAACAATGAAGAAGGTACTAAAGAAGTCGAAGGTGCAGGAAACGAAGACGTTGTAGATCAGGAAAAGATGCAGAAACTTCTTGTTGAGGTTGCAAAACAGAAACACGCAATCGACAAACTCACTAAAGAAAATAGCGAGTTGAATAAGAAGTATCGTGCTACTTTGTCAGAGCAGGAAAAGGCATCTATGGAGAAAGCCGAAGCGGAAGCTGAAAAGAATGCAGAATTTGAAAGCCTAAAGAAACAGGTGCAGGTAAATGAGTTTACCGAGAACTTTATGGACTTGGGCTATTCAAAGGATTTAGCCAAAAAGGCTGCAACCGCACAGGTAGAAGGAGATACCGATACCTTGCTTGCGATTCAGAAACAGTTTAATGAGTCGCAGAAAAAGGCTTGGGAAGAAGAGTTCTACAAAAACAAGCCGGAATTACGAGCAGGGAACGGCGGAGACAAAAAGACTATCTCTAAAGAAGAGTTCGATGCAATGTCTCTTGTAGAGAAGACAAAGTTGAGAAGAGAAAACGAGGAAGAATACAACCGTCTCGTTGCTCTATAAATCAAAAATCTGGCTATCAAAAAAAAGGAATGGTAGCCACAGACCTTTAATAGTTGAAAGGAGAACATAATTATGGGTGCAAGTGCAAATGCAACAAAACTTACGGATTTACTTGATCCACAGGTAATCGCTGACTTTATCGACAAGAAATTAGTCGATGCTATTCGTTTAGCTCCGTTAGCTACCGTAGACAACACATTAGTAGGTCGTCCGGGTGACGAACTTACATTCCCTGCTTATACCTATGTAGGTGATGCAGAGGATGTAGCAGAGGGTAGCGATATTCCAATCGCTAAACTTACACAGACCGAAGCAAAGGTAAAAGTTTCTAAAGTAGGTCGTGCAATCGAATTTACTGACGAAGCTCTTATTTCTGGTGCAGGTAATGTAGCAGATGAAGCATCATCACAGGTGCTTAAAGCAATCAACTCTAAAGTAGAGAAGGATTTGCTTTCTAATATGGCTGCTAACGCAACTTTGGTTTCTACACCTACTTCCGGCACAGACATTGACGATGCAATCGCTGATGCTCTTACCTTGTTTGGTGAAGATATTGACGGTGACAAGGTTATCGTTTTACCGCCTGCAAAATACGGCGAGTTAAGAAAGTCTGGCTCTTGGGTTCCAAACACAGAGATCGGAGCAGAGATTTTGGTTCGTGGTACTGTAGGTATGGTACAGGGATGCCAGATCATCACATCTAACCGTTTGTATGATTATGCTTATGCGGTTACAGAAGATTCTTCAATGCAGAGTGGAAAGACCTACTACGAGAAGGTAAACAACACCTATGTTGAAACAGAGGATTCATCTTTCCAGACAGGAAAGACCTACTATGAGAAGTCTTCTGCAAAGCAGAACACCGCCTACATCATTAAGCCGGGTGCATTACGTCTTGTAATGAAGAGAGATACCCTTGTTGAGTTTGACCGTGATATTATCTCCGAGACAAACTACATCAAGGCATCCAAACTTGTTGCACCGTATGTTTACGATGCTTCCAAGTTAATCAAGATTAACCTTGGAGCATAAAAGGAGTTGATCTTTTATGGGAATGATGATTAGACACAACAGGGGCAGAAAAGCCCCTGCTTTGCCTAAACAGGCAGAGAAGAAGGTTGAACCAAAGGTAGAGGTTAAGGCTGAACCGAAGGAAGAGACCACTTCTAGTCTCGATTTCACAAAGGATGATATTGAGAAGATGAATTATCTGAAACTCAAATCCCTTGCAAAGAAAAACGACATCGAGACAGAAGACAAAGAAGCGAAGGATATTCGTGCAGAACTGATTGAGAAATTAGGACTTTAAGGAGCAGATTATGACTTTAGAGGAAATGAGAGACGATATTTTATCGGATTTAATCGGAGAATTGAATAGTGATGAAAGTTTCAATCGTGCTTTATTGGAATCTAAAGTCAAAAATGCTTTTCGAGAAGTTAAAGCTGCGAGGAAATATCCGAAGACCTTCACGGAAGAAATGATAGCAGAGGATATGGAGAATTACTTATCCAACATCTATTCATTGGCCTTGTATGACTATAACCGAAGTGGGGTGGAAGAAACTTCATCTTACCAAGGAAACGGTGAAACACGGTCATACATAGAGAGAAGTAAGTTATTCTCTGGGATTATCCCGATTGGCGGTGTTATATGAGGAAGTTGAATAAACAAACTCAAAAGATGTTTTATGCTTTACAGAATGAAACACAAGTACCCGTCTACAAACGTGACGAACACGGCGAGGTAATCTATAAGGACGTTATGGGCGAGATGATGCCAGAAACGACAGGAACGTATGCAAGAGGATATGATTTACCTGTTGAGTTCAAGAACGGTATCACAGGCGATTTAACGCAAGCGGATTTGGAAGCCTTTGGTATCAATAATTCGGATGGTCGAGCAAAAATGACTTATCCTGCAAAGACGTACCCTTTTAAGGAAGGTACTCTTATTTGGAAAAAGTCAAAAGTGAAATACATTGGCGATATTATAGATGAAAAGTCGGCTGATTATACAGTTGTTGCCGTAAGAGACGAGGACATTAACGTTTGGAGTTGTTTGTTAAAGAAGGTGCTTAAATGAAAATTAAGTGTTCGCTTAACGAAGGACTTGATTCTGTGATAGAACGGCTTGAAACGTATCAGAAGAACCTAAATAACAAGTCAGAGTTGTTTGTACGAAGGTTGGCAGATGTGGGAATCAATGTTGCAATGACAACCATAGCTTTTGAAGGTATGGGTGATGCCCCAAGGGATGCTGATTTTGGAGTAGAAATCAACGGTCAAGGTTCACTTGTTAGGGGATTTATTCGTGTAAGCGGTTCGGGGCTTTTATTTTGGGAGTTTGGTGCAGGTAATTACTATAACGGTATGAAAAGTCCTAACCCGAAAGCGAGTAAATTTGGAATGGGAATCGGTACTTATCCCGGACAAAAACACGTTCCAGACCCCGGATTCTGGTATTATTACGAGCATCCAGACGATAAAAAGGCGGTTCGCTCCTACGGTACGCAGGCTACAATGCCTGTGTATAAGGCAACTTTAGAGATAATCGAGCAAACACGTAAGATTGCGAAGGAAGTATTTATATGAGTTGGTACACGGAAATAGAGGAAACAGTTTTCTCTTATGTGGTTTATAAACTAAATAAAAAGGGAATCAACGTTTTCTGTACTACCGAGATTTCCAAAACATCCGTTGATTCTAACGGAAACCCTACAATGTTTCCTACGATTTACTTACACGAGTTGCAACAGGTTGAAGTAGGGCAGGATTTAACAAACAAATCCGTAAATGCCGTTTTATCTACGATAGAAGTCCAAGTATTTACGAAGTCGAAAGACGATAACAAAAAATATAGCGGAGAAGTGGCAGAGATAATGAAAGCATTGAACTACAATGCTACAGGTCTTCCTATTGTTGCAAATACGGGAGAATATTATCTCGGAGCTGCCCGTTACCGAAGAGTAATCGGTAGTGCCGACCGCAACATTGTAAATTAGAGCCTTATGGCTCTTTTTTAATTACACGGATTATTCGTTTGAGAGTAATCCCTAACTTTTAATAATTGAAAGGAGAAAAAAATATGGCCGTACAATTAGCAGGACTTTCAACTTTAGGTGTAAAGTTCGGTTATGCCGTTGAAACTACCGCAGGCGAAAAACCTGCTGCTTTCAAGTGGCTTGAAAGATGTAATCAGATCAGCGGTATCGAGTTATCAACAGAGCAGATTGACGCATCTGCATTAGAGGATTACACCTCACGTTACATTCCGGGTAGACAGGATTCTGGTGGTGAATGGTCTGTAACCTTCAATACTACTCCAGAAGTAGTAGCACAGTTGGAAGCTATGATTGCAGCTTACAACACAGGTCAGCAGAACAACCTTAACACTTGGTTTGAAGTTTGGTCTCCAAACAACACAAGTGCGTTCTTTGTAGTTGCAGCACCGCCACAGGTACTTCCTATGCCGGAGTTCGGACAGAACGAGTTGCAGACAATCGAAGTTGTATTCTCTATCGGAGAGTACAAAGGACAGTCTACCGCTATTGAACCGTCGGTCTAGCAACGAACCCGAACAATGGTGGTAATTCGGGTGGTGGAACAACCACTTATACGCAAGAGGAACTTGAATCTATGACAATCGCACAGATTGAAGCCTTGGCAGAGGAATTGGGTTACACCATAACCGCCACCCTAAAGGCTGACATCATAGAGGAATTTCTTGCACAACAGGGATAAAGGTAAGGGGATGTTTCGACATCCCCTTATTTTTTTAAAATGAAAGGAACGAAACACTATGTATGAATTAAAGATTGGAAAGAAGAACTACAAAGTTCAGTTTGGTATCAACTCTTTTTGCGATACCGACCTTATGGATAGAACCAAAGGCATTATTAAGTTAATGGCAGATAACGGTGTGTTTGATGAAAACACAGAAGTTGATGCCAACGAAACAGATATGATCTTGAAAAACCTTGATGCTTACAAGGATGTAATCGTTACAACACGTGAATTGTTGTTTGTAGGATTCAGAAAGCATAACCCGGTTGAAACAGTAGAACAGGTAGGAGATTTGATGGATGATTACGCAGAAGGTGGCGGAAATCTTATCGAAGTGTTCTCTAAACTTGTTGAGGAATTGATTTCAAAGGGTTTTATGGCAGACCTCGGAAAACAGGCATAGCTGAAAACACCGAGGAAATAACAAAGCCACGAGAAAAGCCATATTCGGACTATTTAAAGGAAGATATAATCCCTTGGTACATTTATCTAGGTGTGCCAAAAAAAGAGGTATTAGAAAGCACTCCAAGTGATTTGTGGTGCTATGACGATGCGTATGCAATACGCATTAAAGAAGAAGATAAAGACAGATACTACACGGGATATTACGTCTATGAGGCTTTTGGAAGGGTTTTGGCTACCGCATTCGGTAAGAATAAAAACGTTCCGTATCTGGAACAACCGCTAATGGCAAATGCCGTTTTAACGGATGCAGATATTCAATGTCAGACAGATTTACTGTTTGCACAGTTGGAAACTATGCAACATAACTTTGAAAACCGGCAATCTAAGTGAGATTGTCGCTAACCTTAAACAATTAAAAGGTAGAAAGGAGAGGGTAAGGTGTCATAGCTTTGCCCTCTATTTAGGTGTAAAGATGGATGGAACAATTGATACTCTAAATATTCAAATCACGGCGGACACCCGAGATGCGGAACGTTCCGTTGCATCTTTAAAAAGAGCATTATCAAATCTTGATACCGTTTTAGGTTCATTCCGAAATTTAGGAACATTCTCAAATGCAATGAGCGGTATTTCTGAATCAATCAATGAATTTTCATCTGCAATCAACTCAATTGATGCGTCTAAAGTACAATCATTGGCAAGTTCTATGAAAACCATTACAAGTGCTACAAGAGGACTTGCAAGCGGTACAGGAAAACTGTCTTTTACCAGAGTAGAATCAGAAGCCAATGGGTTTAAAAAAGAAATTGATTCTATGACAAAGACTATTCAGAAAGATTTTGGTGTTTCTAATAGTAATGTTGACGGTCTGCGTGAACGTGTAATTGCTTTGGCAAAGGCTACAAATGAGGTTGTAACAAATAAAGATACATCTAAATCGGATAGTTTATTTGACACCTATGCAAAGAGTATGGATGAATTGGCATCCTACATTGAACGCAATAAACGTGTCGTTACGGGCTTTGATTCTACCTATCAATCAGTAGTTGATAACGTAATGCAACATTCCAACGGAATGAAGATTTCTATTGCGTCTATGGTAAATGAAGTTGGAGAGGACTACGACAGATTACGTCGTAAGATTTCTAATAAATACTTTACTACGGGTGATTCTGGCTTTGGATTTGATTCTTGGATTAAGAGTTTAGACCCGTCTACTTTATCTGTCATTGATGGTGAAGTAGAACGAATGGGCGGTCGTGTAGGCGACTTGGGAGCGAGATTTGAAGCTGTTGCAGAGATAATGGGTCGTTGGAGAGATGCGAACCGCAACGGTGTTGCTGAAATGAGCATTATCAATTCAACCGCCGAAGGATTGCGGGCAACCGTAACTGGAGCAGCACAATCCTTTGAAACATTGTCTATGGCAGAGGGTAGAGTTGCATCTATCGGGCAAACAGAGACCGTAAATGCGTTTCACTCAATGGCAGAAGGTTTAAATCAGTTCCAAAGTGTCAGCTTAACGAATGTAGGACAGATTTCAGAGTTAGCGAGTGCGATTAAGTCTTTGGGCTACGCATCATCTGAAAAGGCGATTGTGAACATTCCAAAGTTAGCCGTTGCGTTAAATGGCTTAATGGAAACCCTTTCAAAAGCACCTACAGTAAGTGCTAACGTAAATAAATTGTTAAATTCCTTGGCTAGATTCAACGAGTCTATGAAGGTATATAACGCAACCGCTAGAAGTACAAAGACCTCTAACGGTATGCTTAATAGTTCTTTCTTAAACCTTAATAAAGGTGTTAGAAAGGCAAATACCGGGTTTAAGGGATTAGCAAGTACCATTGGTAAGATTTATGCGACTTATTGGCTATTCTTCCGCTTGTTTTCAAAGTTGGGAGAAGCTATTAACCTTTCTTCACAGTTGACAGAGGTAGAAAACGTTGTAAATCAGACGTTTGGAGATATGCGTAGTAAGATTGACGAGTTTGCAAGTACCTCTATTAACAAGTTCGGTATGTCAGAGCTAGCATTGAAACAGTACGCATCACGTTTTCAAGCAATGGGAACGGCTATGGATATTACAGGCTCAATGCTAGAGAGTACAACGAGTGTTCTTGGCGATGCAGACCGTCAGTACGGTAAACTTACAGGCTCAATGGCTGAAATGTCTGTAAACCTTACAAAACTAACCGCAGATATGGCTTCATTCTACGATGTAGAGCAATCAGCGGTAGCAGAGGACTTGTATTCGGTATTTACAGGACAGACACGTTCTTTAAGACAGTACGGTATTGATTTGACCGAAGTAAACCTTAAAGAGTGGGCTATGAAGAAAGGCCTAGATGCTAACTTTGATGCAATGTCTCAAGCCCAAAAGGCTGCTTTAAGATACGCATACACGTTGGATGCAGCGAAGTACGCAATGGGAGACTTTGAACGTACATCTGATACTTGGGCTAACTCCGTTCGTATTTTAAAGGCTAATTTACAACAGTTGGCTATTGTAATCGGTACAGGATTTATTAACGCATTAAAACCGCTTTTAAGAGGATTGAACACGGCTTTACAAGCTATTACATCCTTTGCAACGAAGGTATTAAATGCTTTAGGACAGATTTTCGGTTGGAAGTATGAAATCAACCTTGGTGGAGTCACAACCGAGTTAGACGATGCTGCAGGATATTCCGATGATTTGTCAGATGGACTAGGCGGAGCTGCGAAGAACGCAAAAGATTTAAAAAATCAGTTGCGTGGATTTGATAAATTGAACGTCCTTACTTCTGATAAGGATAACGGTGGCGGTGGAAAAGGTTCTAGTGCATCCGGCGGTGGCGGTGGTGCTTTAGACGATTCAGACTTGATTAAGGCAGCTAAAGTAGGCGAGGGATTGTTCCGTTCTTCTATTAAAAACCTCGAAGAGTTAGGAAAATATATTTCTAACTCTATGTCTCGTGCTATGGAGAGCATAAATTGGAATGAGGTTTACAAGAAAGCAGAAGGATTTGGTTCTGGTCTTGCGAGTTTTATGAACGGACAATTTGCAGGTGAAGCAGGTAAAAGATTGTTCAAGAACGTAGGCAAGACTATCGCAGGTGCATTAAATGTTGTTGGAGAAGCAATTAACGCATACGCAGAAACGTTTAAATGGGATGAATTTGGAGATAATTTAGGAGAAGGAATCAACTCTTTCTTTAAGAATTGGAAACCTATCCTTCTAGGAACTTCATTCTATCGCTTGGCTAATGGCATTTTAGATGCAATTATAAATGCTTTAGATACAGTTAATTGGGAGTTAGTAGGAACAAAGATAGGACAGTTTTTATCTTCTTTAAAATTTGAAAAGATTGTAAAGAAGATGGCGGTTGCATTAGGCAAGGCGATTAGTGGAATCTTTACTATGGTTAAGTTTTCATTCAAACAAGCACCGATTGAAACGGCATTGCTTACTGCTTTTGCACTACTTAACTTTACAAGGGTTGGAAAACTCATTAGCTCTCTGTTTCTTACAAAAATGTTTGGAAAAACAGGTATGATAACATTAGCCGTTAAGGGAATCTTGCTTAATGTAGGTAATTCTATAAAGTGGCAAGGTGCAACACTTTTGGCTATTTTAAAAGATGCCATTGCAGGTTCTTTAGGAATACAGGCATCATCTATTACTGCTGCTTTAACAGGATTTGTAATTCCTTATACAGTAACAGTAGCAATAGGAATGACGATTCTTAATGCCATTACAAATGAACAGGTTAGTAATGCTTTAGGTGGCGATGAATGGGATATATTTAAAGAAAAGGTAGAAAACTTATCTTTATCTGTTAAGGATTTGGGAGATAGTTTTAATTATCTTGGCAATGAATATGATCTAGCTTTAAAAAATGCAGATAGTGAAGCTGAAATGTTGTCTGGTCTTGCCGGACGATACGAAGAATTATCTTCAAAGACAAATCTTACAGCAACAGAAAAAGAACAGTTGCAGAACGTAGTTCAATCCTTAATTAGTTCTGTTCCAGAACTTTCACAATATTATGATGCTGAAAGTGGAACGTTACAGACTACTACAGAGAAGGTTCTTGCTTTAATCAATGCTGAAAAGGAAGAATTGAAACTTGCAGCAAAGAAAGAGTATTATATCGAACTTGAAAAGAAACGTCTTGAAGCTACACAGGCGATGACGGAAGCATACGATGCGTGGCAGGAATCAATGAGGAAATATACTGAAACCATAAATGACAGCAGCCTTACTATGGAAGCTCGAAAGAAACTTGAAGAAGAGTTAAAAAAGGAAATGCAAGAATCCGGGCAGGCTTGGTCTGATGCAGCCGATATGGTTGATAAGTATGCAACAGCAGAGAACGACATTACAGAAGAACTTTATGGAACAAGGGATGCTGCCGATGCTCAAACATTTGCTTTAAAGGAAATGAATGATGCTATTAGGAGTGGCGATGATGCTCGTGCAAATATGTGGAAAGACCTTCTTGGAATAAGAGGACAACTTGACGATGTAACTGGAAGTGTTAATGCAAACGAAAAAGCCATTGAATCTAGCACTACAACTTCTGGCAAGAATGTTAATAACTTTACAAAAAATGCAAACTCTGATTTGAACGGAACAAAGGTTAAGGCAGACGATTTAACAAAAGCGATTGGAGAAGTAAAAACTCAATCCGATATGTCTAATGCCACAGGAAATATCAAAAATTTTGCAGGTCAAGCTAATACAGACTTACAAGGTACAAAGCAGAACACGGATAACTTATTTAATTCTGTTGGTGACTTAAAACGTCAATCCGATATGTCCGGTGCATCTTCTAACATTCAAAACTTTACTTCTATTACAGATAGTGGAATGAAAGGAACAAAGACAAACGTAGATAATGCGAAAACATCTGTAGACAATATGAAAACGAGTACGCAGGATTTGTTAAAGTATAACAACCAGACGTTTTCTATTAAGAAAGATGAAACAGCATTTAAGTCTTTGGGCGATGCGTTAAGCGGATTTCTTCAGGCTTTAAAGGATATTTTTTCGTTTGATGGAAAGACTGTTACTATAAATCAAGTAACAAACAGTAGTACAAGCGGTGGCGGTAAATCAAAAAAAGCTGATGGTGGTGTGTTTAGTAACGGTCATTGGCAGAATATCGCAAAGTATGCTTACGGCGGTCTCCCAATGACAGGTCAGATGTTTATTGCAAGAGAAAGAGGACCGGAACTTGTAGGAACTCTTGGTGGAAACACGGCGGTAATGAATAACGACCAGATTGTAGCATCTGTTTCTGCAGGTGTATATCAAGCCGTTGCAAGTGCAATGAGACAGTACGGCGGTTCTAACGTCAATGTAACGTTACAGGGCGATGCAGGTGACTTGTTTAGGGCGGTACAGACAGAAAGCAATCGTTACTATGGAAGAACAGGCAGAAGCCCATTTCCTACATAGGAAAGTTGCAGGCAAGTTAAATTAGGGAGTAGAGAAATCTACTCCCTTTTTCTTTTTGAAAGGAGAAGAGAATGGAAAAAGCATACTCACGAATAAATTGGGTGAACGGAAGAGAAAGCCTTGATACTCCATTGAATGATGATAACCTAAATTTAATGGATAATGCCTTGAATGTCATTGATAACCGTGTGGTTCAGCACGATTCCGAGATTCAGACATTACAAGGATATGAAACCCGTGCGGCTCAATCAGCTGCGGAAGCCTTGGCTAGTGCAAATTCCGCTTCACAATCAGCTTCTAGTGCATCCACATCAGCTTCCAACGCATCCGCAAGCGAAACTAATGCTCACACAAGCGAAGTAAATGCAGGTGCAAGCGAAACCGCAAGTGCGACATCTGAAACAAACGCAGCTCAAAGCGAAGAAAATTCAGAGGCTTGGGCGGTAGGAAAACGTGGCGGTGTTGATGTTGGTTCTTCTGATGAAACCTATCATAATAACTCAAAGTATTACTCACAACAGGCAGGTAGTTCCGCAACGGCAGCAGCCACTTCTGAAACCAATGCTCATACTTCCGAAGTAAACGCATCGGCATCTGAAACAAACGCAGCCACTTCCGAGAGTAATGCGGCAACATCCGAATCAAATGCAAGTTCTTCCGCATCAGATTCAAGTGCAAGTGCATTAGTTTCAGAGGGATATGCGGTAGGAAAACAAAATGGAACGGATGTTACAAGCGGAAGTCCTTACTATCAGAATAACGCAAAGTATTACAAGGATAGATGTGAGCAGATCGTTTCCGATTTAGGTTATCCGATTAACCCGAAAGGTTCAATTACCTTTGCAAATCTTCCAACAACAGGTATGGAATACGGTTGGATGTATAACGTTACAGACGACTTTACGACAGATAACCGATTTATAGAGGGTTCTGGAAAGCATATTAACGCAGGTGCAGAAGTATATTGGACTACAAGCGACTTGTGGAGTGTTATGGCGGGTGCAGGTGTTACAGGAGTAAAGGGTAATGCAGAGCAGGACTACCGCAAAGGACAGGTAAATATCACAATGGCAAATATTGGAATCAACGATTTGGATGATATTTCCACCCCAACGATTACAGAAGCTCAAAGCCGGACAAACATTGCCACAGGCGATAATATGTCTACTATTTTGGGAAAGATTAAAAAGTTCTTTACCGATTTAAAAGCAATAGCATTTAGCGGTAGTGCAACAGACGTATCGTTTGATAATACAGGAACAAGTTCATCTGAAACAACAGTTCAAGGTGCATTAACAGAAGCCTTGTCTGCAACTGTACCAACCGCTAGTGATATTGATTACGACCATACAACAAGCGGTCTTTCTGCTACAAAAGTTCAAGGTGCTATTGACGAGATAAACACGAGTTTAACCGTTATAAATAGTAAATTAACCGACAAAGTGAGTGTAATGAGATACAACTTTACAGCAACACAATCTGGTGACTGGTACAAGGACACTGTTGAATCTGTATTTGTTGCTGGCATGACAGCAATTGGTGTTGTTGGTATTACACCATATAACAACAATTACATATTTGAATCTTACCAAGTTCAGGATAATAAATTTTATGCAACAATTATTCATCGGAGTGGTAACAATATCACAAACGATGTGACATATAGTGTAGATATTTTGTATTTGAAAAACTAATTAGTTAAATTACTATTTAACTAATTAAATATATAAAAGAAAAAAGGATAAAATG